CACAGCTCCACTCCTAAAGTGCTAAGGTTCCCAACCCGGTGTGTACGGTTCTATTGTACATACCAGTGAGATTGGAGGTCCTCGCAATTCTTCACACAAGTCAATCTCTCTGTCCTAAACAGAGGTTGCTACCGTGCGTCGGTTACGTCTAACGTATATAAGCTTCATATGTCTACAACGTACTGAACAGTAGTTCAGAGCCGTTGCACTCACAAGTCGCACATACATACGCAGCACGTTGCGAGCGGTCCCATGACCGCGTTACCAATCATCACATTCATCCGGATCGGGAAAGAAGGCCTGATCAAAATAACTGACCCGCGGTTCGTAATAGTCATCACGAACAGGCGCGTTTGCAAGACCATATTGCAGATCTTTATAGTCAGTATATTCCAATGAACCTTCATGTGTAGACCCAACATCAAGCGGTAAAGCAGCGATCACTGGATAGAGTTCACTATCTACCAGTGTTGGTCTCGGAGCCGGGAGTCTATTCCAGTCATAGGCTTGAACAGTACCTATGGGGATCTTAGTGTTGGAGACTACTGACCTCATGTAGTCTCGACGCTTTTGTATATTAGCAGCAATAGTTGCTTCTACATACTCAGCGTACCTCTTCCGTGCAGAAGAAGGCACATCACCAGATTCAACACCATGAATAGAACTCTCCTCAGTGGTTAGATCACGTAGGCACGTAGATTTGAGCATATCTTCTACGACCAGCCAGTTCAATACGGTTGGCAGACTCACTGATTCTTTATAATTATCAGTGAAATCTTGAATGCCATTCTGTTGTTCACACAGATCTTGATCCTTGACTCGTAAACCACGACTCCTCGCTATGGCCAACCCTTTCTTCCACATCGCCCACTCAGTGGGCGGAACAATACGTGGTGGTGGAAATGTCCCACGATGTTCCACTATCAATCTCGCAGCTCGAAGATCAGTCGAGTTTGGTCGAAGATCTTCAGGTGCATTCTGCAAGATAGGTAGCCCAGCACCACCAAGGTGTTGGGGTAGGAAGTAGGGTATCTGCAAAGACTGCAGTGCCTTTTTATGTCTTACCATATACATACGTAAGACCCGCTCCTGTGACTCTTCGGGACAATCCGCGATCAACTCGCGACAACGTGACGTCACATCGTTCATCAAAAACTGGTCGTTGGAAGAGGACGAGCTCCGGTCCATACCACGAAACAGCCCTGGATTAAAGAACTTAACTAGCCGAAAGGCAGAGGTTCTTTTTACAACTCCTCTGGAATCCTTCGTGTCGTACATCTCATCGCGAATATCGCGAATAAACGTACGACTATTGATATTG